GCTCAACCGCCGCCTTCAGCTTCGCCGCTGTGTACAGAGTCGCCAGGTCGTCACGCTCGATCGTGAGCGTCGTCTTGTCGACGACGATCTCAACCGCGCTGGTTTTCTTCTCAGACGTAGCGACCCTAGTCAGACTCACTACAGCGTCTCCGCCAGTTCATCAGCCGCGGCATCAGCCGCCAGCAGCTCCGCGATCTCCGCATCGATCGCCTCCAGCTCCACTGCCAGCCCATCGGCCGCCGCCTGGGCCTCTGCCACCGATCCCTGCCACACCGTCAATCGCGCACGTGCCGCCTCAGCCGCCGCCTGCAACCGCTCCACAGCTCCCACAATCCCACCTCCTGGCTGGGGCTCTCTCCCCAGCGCTTCGATCGCCAGCTCTCTGATGTGCGCCGGCGCATCATTCAGCCACGCCGGCAGATCATCCACACTGACGTCCCACCCCTCAACGTTCGCGTTTCCAGATAGAAGATGCCAGTCATCGCCGCCATTCCCCTCCGACACGCAATTGAGATAGCGCGAGGCCACGTCCCACTCCTCGAAGCCGTGTGCGCCGTTGCCCATTGCCAGACACCCAATCAGTACAGACGGCTGTGGCCCCCCATTGTTCGTGTACCCCATCTCCGTGTTGGTCAGCGACTGGCAGGCAATGAGAAGATGCCCACCAGGATTCTCCGGTCGCAGGCTGTCGCGCCCGCCCAACTTGAATCCGTTGCCATCGTGTGGATGGGTCTGGATTCCAATGCACCGAATAAGCATCACGTTCATGCCGTCCCACATATCAAATGCGTCGTCATGGTTCCCAGTGCTCTCACAATCAACCAGGGCGTTGTACTGAGATCGCTCATAGTTACCACTGGAGCTATACTGTGAACCACAGTACACAGCGAATCCATCTGCGTCATCTTCGAGTTCACGATTGTCGATCGCACGGCAGCCTCGCCATACACATCCAACTGAATGCGATGCCGCGAATCCCCGAGCACACCGGATGACGTCAGTGAACTCTACATAGCAGTTGGTGTTGTATCGCAATCGCACACCCGCCCCCGCAACCGACGCTGGGAGATCCTGCACGTCGAAATTGAAGACTCTGCAATCTTCGTTTCTGTAGAGGTAGACACCGCCGTGATCGTCTTCCGAGCCGCGCACGGAGAACCCCCCAGCTTGCACGCCAGAGCTCTCTCGAATTACAACGCCTCCCATCAACGTCACGTCGGCACCTGCATCCGACACAATCAACAAGGGAAAATCGTTGGTGTAGTTCCGGCCACTGACCACAACTGGGGCCTGGTGTACGCCTTCCATCAATCTGACAATGTCACCGGCTCCAGCCATCTCCACAGCGCCAGGCAGGCTATCCCCTGGATTCACAATGTACTCAGCCATTACTCCTTCTCCGCATCCGGCTTCCGCCCCTTATTACGCGACGGCTTTCGTTCCTTCGTCTCCGGACTGTCTGCAGTCCGCGGAGTCCCCGGCAGCAACCCCCGCGCCTTCGCCTCTGCCTTTGTCATCTTGATGCTCACGCCCGGCTTGCCTGGAACTGGTATCAATACCTTCTCGCCCTGGTCAAACGCTTTATCCCGCCTCGATGTTACTAACATCACCTATGCCTCCGTCTATCCTGGTGCATCTTCTTTACCTTCTCCACGTCGGCCGGCGCACACCTCACGTACCGTCCCGGCGCCACTTCCACCCGGATCAATCCATTGCCCGGTCGCTTCCGTCTCTCCTGTCTCGATCGCGCCACGGCCGGAACGTCCATCAGCCACACCCGCGGAAGCGGGCATAGTCGCGGCTTCACCTGGTACACCGCCCGCAAAAACGCCAGCCGCTCATCAGCTCCATTGATACACTCATCGCGCCACAGGCTCAACAGTTCCTGAGCCGGCTCGTTTTGCCGTGAAAATAGCAGGCCTGTGTCATAGAGCAGCATCCGCAAGTCCCGCGTTCGTCGCTTCGTCGCCTTGCGCTCGGTATCGCCACCCACGTCCCGCGCCAGTGTCCCGTACACCCCCAGCGGCACCGCCACGTCCCAGCGCTCCAGCAGCCCAAACCCGGCATCGAGCAGATCCCACGGCACTTTTGTGTTTGGCGATACAAACAGCGTCCGCTCGTATGAGATCGTCCACTGGTCCCATACCGTGATCGCCAGGCCCCGCCGTTTCGCCTGTTTCTCGATATCCGCGTTTTCCTCGAGTAGCACGATGCCTCGGCCTAGTGGGTCCACGTTTCCCCCTGTCTGCGATAGAATCCTGCCATACCCGTGTGCTCAGTGTCCACGATCTCCACGTCCAGCGGTCGCCCCAGCCGTTCCGCAAATTCATTCAGTGTCCGGTAGACGACCGGGCTTGCCCGCCGGCTCTGCTCGCTTGAGTAGTCGTGGCACAGCAGCAGCCCGCGCAGCCGCAGCCGGTTGAACCATTCTAGGTCCTCCGTGATCGCGTTATGGTTCCCGTCAATGTAGACCATATCGTATTCCCAGCCGTCCTCCGCCAGGAATTCAGCCGACGACCTCAGCAGCACCTGGACATTCCCCAGATGATGCCGGATCATCAGCTCTACAGCCTCTTGGCCCCCGGCCTGGCTAACAGTCAATGTCGTGATTGTTGCCTTCGGCGCCGCCTTCGCCAGCATATACGCCGATCCCCCGCAGCCGGTCCCGATCTCCAGGATTCGCCCGCCCTTCCAGCACTGGTCCCGGGCCAGTCCCCACAGCGCCACCATCTGGTACGGCAGCATCTCCATTCGCGTATCCGGCAGCCGCGGAGGATCCGGGAACTTAAACCGCAGTTGCCCCAGCAAGCCGGCCTCGGTCCCACCCATCACCAGCCGGTTCACTTACGCACCTCCATAGTGATGTGCAGCGAAGTCCCCGCCTTGTTGAGCACGGCCGGATGTATGATCTTCCACTTCCGATCCGTGTAGAATTCGTATCTCCTGCCGAAGTCCGTGTCCGGATCGAACACGTCACAGCTCCTGAGCGTGAACCGCCAATAGTGCGTCACGTCGTCGTAGCTCCGTTCGTGATCCCACATCGGCAGCTTCATATACAGCAGCCCGCCCGGTCGCAGGATTCGCCAGCACTCCCCGACCGAGACCAGCAGCGGATCCCGGAGATGCTCCAACACGGCTTTCGCGCTGATCACGTCGAAACTCTCATCATCCCACGGCCACGGGTACACGTTCAAATCGTGCGCCACGTCGATCTCTGGCCGGTGTTTGATCAGGTCGTGATTCACCGCATCCGTGATCAGATCATTGCCGGCGCCCAAATTTAACTTGTCCATCACCTATTTCCTCGCCGTGCCTCAAACCGCCTCGTCGCGTCCCACGCCTCGTCACCGTCCAGCCGGCCGCGGATCTGTCCGCCCCACCGTCGCGCCTCCCCGGGGAAATGCAGGATCCCCGCCGTTTCCTGGTTCGGCTGAAACTTCGGGAACGTATTCCACTCAGAGCCAAGCAGAAGCAGCTTCAGCGGATGCGTATACAGCGCCCGGATCAGCGCGCCCTGGTCCCTCTGCGCCCACCGTTCCCACTCCACACACCACGCCCGGAAAAAGGTTCTCACAGCGTCACACCGTCTGAACGACCACACACCTCCGTTGAGCTGGAGCACGTTCCACGTACCCGTGACCTCCATCGTCTCCGTTGCCTCTGGCGGATGAACTTTCGCCTTGATGTGTCCCAGCAAATCGTTCGGCGCGATGTCCTTGCAGATCGCCATTTCCCAGCCGTCTTCAACCCACTCGAAAAACTCATACACCGGGTTGACCACCTCGGTATCCGCGTCCAGATACAACACCGCGTCCCACTCAGCCGGCGTCAGCTCGTACGCCTTTAGCTTCGCCCGCCGTCCTCCGATGTCAGAATCGGGTTGCGTGATCAACACGTCCTCCAGGCCGATGGGCGAGGCCGCACACAGCGCGATCGGAATATCCGGCATATGCTCTTTTGCACTGCGCATCATCCGCGCGCACGATTCCCGCGCTGGCCCGCCGAATGCCACACAGTAGATGCCCCGCGTCGATCCGGTCCCATAGTCCACAGGTTCAATCTCCGGGTTAACGTTTTGACGTTCCAACGTTCCAACGTTCAAACGGTCTGCCTCAATTCCTGCATTATCACCAGCGCTCAACATCTCCACCGCTCGCTCGTGATCTCGTACCCAGTTCTCCACCGAATACGGCTCCGTCACCGCTCGCAATTCCTCACGGTCTGCCGATTCATCTGGAAACGCCGCACGTTCCAACGCCTCCAGCAGACTCGGCAAATCGCCACGCTCAAACCGGTAGATCCCCGGCACGTCTGGTAGTTCATCCAGCAGTCCCACGCCTCGAGGGACCACAACGCTGGTCCCACACGCCAGCGCCTCGAGGGGCGGCATCGGGATACCCTCCACGCGTGATGGGCACACCAGCACATCCAAACCCTGATAGAACGCCGGCATCTCCGACCACTTGTACCCCGTCGTCGTCACCGGCCAGCCCCGGCCCGAGGCCCGCCATTCCACCCGCATCGCCATATCCGACTCTGCCAATCCCCGCGCCAGGTCCTCGCCTTTGCGCCGGTTCTTGTACGTGTAGCCGCTGAATCCCACCACAGGCCGGCGATGCCGCGACCGCTTCCCCAGCGTGAAATGATCCCGCTCCAGCGGCGCACTCACCTGGACCGTGGGACCGTACGCGCTCAGATAATCCGCGTACAGCTTGCACGTCGCAATCCTGAGCTGTACCATCCCCGCGACCGTATCGAAGAGCTTCGCCTTGTCATTTCCTGGCGGCTCCTCCTCGCGATGCGTGAAATAGCTCATAACCGGGCATTCTGGCCACGGCGATAACCGTTGCGACTCGAAATATCCGCTCAGGTAAATAACATCCGGCATCCTGCCGGCAGCTTCCGAAGACGGAGCTGCGCTCAACGTCCATCCCAATTCATCCCGCAATGCGCGCGCCATCCGCGGGATTATGCGATCACTGTTGAAATTTCGACATACGACGTTTACACGCAGCTCCGTCACTCAGTTACCCTCCGTCCGGTAGTCTAGCTACCGCTCTCCATCTCGACCTCTATAAATCCTGAAGGACGGATCAATCCGAAGGCCGCCCTCATCTCTGCCAGGAAAGCCACCATGTTCCGGATGAAGAAGTCCTCGTGGGAATCGCTCACCTGCAAACTCGCCTGCTCGCGGTCCCACAGTACGGCCTTTTTGAAGTCGCCGAGAAGCCCGGTCCCCTGGTCGATCGTCTCACTCTCGACGACAGGCAGACCCCACAGCGTCTTGACGCCCATTCGCACAGGACCGCCGAAGTGGTACTGGCCGTTGTCGTCGGTCAGGAGATCGATCGTCTCCCAGTCGGTCGGATTCAGCAACCACGCGGTAGGACTCACGCGACCAGTTGTCCTGGCCGTGGTGATTGCCTTCCGTGTCGTGGTCAGCAGGTCCGTGTCCCAGGCCTGCGACAGAATCCCCGAGGTGCTGAGGATGCCCGTGAACTCGTTACCCGTCCCGGTACCGTTGACGATCTGGTCCTCAAGCTCCTCTTCCAGGTCAGCCCGCAGTTCCTCGTCGATGATGCCCCGAATCTGAGCAGCGTCGCTCAGCGCCTGCTTCGTTGCTGGAATCCACACAGCGATGGTCTTCACCGCCGCGGTGACTTGTTCAAACGTCATCGCGCCTTCCGGTTTCTCACCACTGACCTCTCCGGTAGCACCGGCGTAATCCGTGACGTTGGCCTCAGGCACTACCGTAGCCTGTGACACAACTGCGGTTTGCCGCACGAACTCGACCAGGTCGCTACCAGTCTGCCGCGACGAGATCAACCCGCGCAGCGTCAGAGCCTGGCGGCCCAGCGGCTCGTAGATTCCGGTGTAGTCAGTCTCGACGAACGCACCGGCGCTTGTGGAGCTATCGCCGGTCAACAGCGTCTTGAACTCCACTGGCGGCGAGGTCAGCCCCTTGGCTCCGCGTCCGATGTGCCCGCTGGGTGCGATGTTCTTGTACCAGTCCTGGAACGCCTTCGCGCCCACGAACTGTTCACCTAGCGTCTTCCCACGACCAGCAGGAGCAGGCACGAACAGCCCACTGGGCGTCTGTTCCATCTCCAGTCCCTCGCCCATCGCAGCGATCTCTTTGACGAGATCGGCGTCCGATTCCTTTTCCTGGATCTGGGACTTCACCTTGCCGGCTTCCTCGATCAAGTTCGCGACCTTCTGCCGCTCATCGGCCGTGAATTCGCGCTCTTCGCCTTCGGCCAGTTCAGCGATGGCCTTCGCGTCCAGGAGCAGCTTCTGCAGCTTCTCCTTCAGTTTCTTTAGGTTCACGTTATTCCTCCATCGTAGGGGCGGTTCCTGCCGTCATAGGTAGGCACCCGCCCACGTTGTAGGGGCGCGGTCACCGCGCCCGCTTAATCCGATTCCAATAACTCGATTGCCACACGAGCAGCCAGCGTGCTTGATTTAGCGGTCCTTGGCGTACCGTCTCCGGCCTTGCCGTGCCCCTCGCCACCGCTAGGTGGCGCATCGTCACCCTCGCCCTCGTCCTCGCGCTCGGCGCATTTCGCGCCCAGCGAGATCAACATATCGTGTAACTCCTGCAGCGCCTCGTCTTTGCCATCACCTGCCAGCACATCCTTCAGCGCCTTGATGTCCGTGGTCCTCGTATCGATCCCCGCACCCAACATCACCGGCGAAACCTCGTGTACAGTCAACTTCTTGAGGAATGTAACATCTTGTTCCTCAAACTTTCCAATATCGGCTTCGATTATGTCATACCCATAACTGTACTCCTGCAAGTCCCCAAGATTCTTGACAGTCCGGTATGTTTCGCGCCCAACGTCAGTATCCAAAAAGAATTGCCCGTCAATCCACGCCTTTTCATCGTCGGCATGAATTACGCCTTTCCCCACTGGTAAATCCTGCCAGCGATGACCCCAATATGCGACGCGAACTTTTTGACCATCTTCAAACGCGCCAGGTAGCGTGACATCTCCGTCAAGGTCAATCACGTTGAATGTAGAGAAAACCGCCTGGAACTCTCCGGTGTCACCATCGGACTTGAAACGAATTGGGCCTGCAGATACCTTGTGCTTCATCTCTTAATCCCCCTATATCAAAATCATTTGGTGAGTAACGAGCCTGTCATGCTTGCTGTAATTACAGAATTGGTGCGCAACCCTGACGTTACGAGTTGAGTGCTCCCCACCTTTGCTAAGTGGTACAGCATGATCAAACTGCAGATCATCAGCGTCGATGTGTTTTCCACAGATCCAACATACTAAACCATCTCTTGCCAACACGGCGTCAAAATCAACTTTCCCGAATATCGCAGCACCCTTCTTACGCGCTCTTCTCAGCGCATTGTTTTTACGCCAAACGTCAGGTCGTTCACGGCGGTATCTACGCTTATTTGCTAGCATTCGTTCCCGATTGTCAGCAGCCCATTTCCGAGCGCGTGCTCTGTTTCTTTCGGCATGTCTTATATGCTCCTGCCGTCGCCGCTCCCGTGTAGCCTCTGGATCACGAGCACGATATTCAGCTACTCGTGCTTTAATCTCCTCAGTATGCCGTACATAATGCTCGTGAGCTGCCAATTTTTGACATGCTTTACAATATCTAGCGTGTCCATCTGCCATCCGTTTGTTTTTGTGGAATTCTTCCAATGGCTTGTCATTTCCACAACGAGAACATCGTTTCATGTTCACCGTCCGAACGTCACACTACATTGACAATTCGCGTTGTTATCAGCCCCACCGGCAGGATCACCCGGCCAGCGCATGCCATTGCTGAACAGCTCCCCGATCCCGACCGTTTCCCCGTTCATCGCCAGATGTTCATCTCGCGGATTCGAGCTGTTCACCTGCCAGGTCTTCGTCTTCAACCCGCCTTGTTGGGCGGCCTCGTTTGATCCAAATACACTCGCGCTCGTGACCGCACTGACCGCAATCTCAATCGCCCGTGCTGCGATCGCCACCTCAAACACGTGCCGCACCGCGTCCCTGGGCTCCTCTTCGATCAGCGCCCTACCGATCTGGTCCCGGGTAAACCCGTTGATATACTCCGCCTGGATCCTGGAATGCTCCTCAAGCCACCCCAGCATCCGGTCACTGTCCAGTTCAAACGCCAGTTGTTCTGCGATGTAGTTTCCCCACACCGTAGCCGTCGCGTTGTTCAGCT